GGCGAGTGAGTGGCACAGGCTGGCAACGCGCTGCTGGTGCGCGTCGATGGTGTCGAGCGAGTCACGTAGGCGAGGATCGGCGTTTGCGTGCCAGCGGCGTGGGGATGTGTCTTGATTTGTCATTGTGTGATCTCCTATCACTGCTCCCTGAAAGTGCGCGCGGCGGTCGGGGGAGCTTCCGATTTTTGGCCTGCAAAGCCTAGCCGCGCTTTGTTATATTGGCGTTTTTTGCCAATTATTGCAAGGCATTATTGCCGTTTGCCTTGCTGTGATGGCGTCCAGGGTATGCCGTTTCTAATGATAAAGCTGTTGAGGTGGCTTAGGGGTATACCCAGCTTTTTTGCAGCCTGTGTTTGTGTCAGGCCAGCGTCACGCAATGAGGCCAGCGCCTCGGCTTTTTCCATTGCGTGACGGTCGGTTATTTCGGCCCACGTTTCCATCAGAACGGAATTTGATCTGAATCGAGGTTGCGGTTGCCGCCACCCTGCCCGCCGTATCCGCCGCCTTGGTCATAGCCCCCGCCGGATTGCCCGCCGCTGTTGCCGCCGCCTGAATTGTCCGAGCCGCCGCCCATGAACGTCAGCTCATTCACGGAAATTCCCATGTAGACCTTGCCCTCGTGTTCGCGGGCCGTGGGGCGTCCTGTCAGGGCCAGCTTGCTGCCCTTGGTGATGTAGCTTTCCAGCGCCTCTGCCCGCTTGCCCCACACGCTGCAATCGTACCATGTGCTGTCGCGCTTGTTGCCGTTCTTGTCCTTGCCGTTGTCCACTGCCAGCGAGAAGCCCAGAACCGCATCACCGGAACCCGTGCGGCGTAGAACCGCGTCTTTCCCGACATTGCCCGCAATCATCAATACCTGCATATCATTTGCCTCCGTTCAGTGCGTCTTCATACATTTCCAAAACCGCCGCTTCCTCGGCCAGATCGTCAGCCTCGCGCTTCCGTCTGGCGATAACCTTGCGCACCACGGCAGTGTCATAGCCTCGCGATTTGCATTCCGCGTAGACCTCCTTGGATTGCTCCGAGATGTCCTGCTTTTCGCTTGCCAGACGCTCTAGACTTTCAACGAAGGCGCGCAATTCGCCCGCCGTTACCGCGTAGCTGGCGTCCTGTGTCTGTGTGTCGGTCATGCCTTGAACTCCTTAATGCGAGTTGGACGGCTGGCAGATTTTTCCATCAGAAAAGGCACTAATTCGTCCGTATTTCTAAAATTAACCTGTGAAATGATGGTCCCGTCATATACGTCCATTACCGTTAAGCCTTCGGAAACTAACGTGTTTACAAAAACAGCATAATCTTCGTCGGTGCTGCATATGACTGGCTCACGGTCCCCCATGAATACAATCAATGCTCCGTCAGTTTTTCCAAAAACGAACGCATCGCAGTACATTGGCGGCAAGGTTTGTTTGATGTTGTATGTAAAGCTCTGGTCTGGTGAAATTGGGAAGCTCATTGGTCTGTCTCCTTGGGTGTGTCTGTGGGGGCGGCTCATTCCGATGCCGCTTTGCTTGGGAAATACGGCAGAACAGCCGCACCATATTTTGAATACATCGCGTCTGCGGACTTGTGACCATAAGTATCAAGCCACCCCTTCACAGACGCGTTGCGGTATGTGTCTAAATGGCGGTGCGGCAGCTGCGATGCCATGTTGCCCCAGATTGCCGTCTCTGGCACGGGCTGGCCCAACTCCATGCGCCCCTCAATCATCGCGGCTTCGCTTTTTGGGTTGTAGGTTTCTGCGGCTGAAAACTGTGACTGCTCACGGTTTGGCATTGCCATGACAAAGGCAGCTTGCGGGGGCCATGTGTTGCTTTGATGCGTGTCCATGATGCGGGTGAGCACGGCCTGCACCTTTTCCGCATAGCTCCCATCGGTCGGCATCCGGCGCGCGAATGAATCCGATATTTGAATGATACGGGTGGCAAGCTGCTTTTCATCCAAACCACGAGGGGGCGAAAACATCTCAAGAAAAGTCACCACGGCAGATTTCGCAGAATCTTTTCGCTGCTGAAAGTTGAGTTGGCTCATTTATTCATCTCCAAATATTTCTTAACCCCATCAGAAACTCCTACAAAACGTCTCAATCCCCCCTTGGGGGTTAGGGGGTTATTCTCTTCTCTTCTCTTCTGTAGAGGTAAGTGACTGATATTGTTGGATGTGAGTGCGGTTTCGCTGTTGCTTCGCGCATATTTCACAGTTGTTTCACGCTGGTTTCGGCGGTTTTCAAACTCAACAGACGCCCTCTCGTTGATGATTTTACCGCCAACCAAGGCTATCTTTTTACGCTCAATTAGTTGGTCTGTTAGTGCGCGCGCTTTGCGAATTGAGCAGCCCAAAACGCCAGATAAATGCCGGTCATCTCGCGGCATATCTCCGCCTCTTGCATATAGAATATCTAGTATGACTGAATAGGCACCGATCAATTCTGGCCCCATTCCTTGAGCGCCACGCAAAAACGCCTGCGGCTCTCTTTTGTACCATGTATCTGGTGTATTCATTTTTAGCCCTTCATGTCTGGGCCGTGCCTTGCGCATTATCGCGCGGTATGATACCTATGGCACAGCGTCTTGAACACCGCTACCTTACCTTTTCCCGAGGTAAACTTCAAGCCCTGCCGTTGAATTATCCGGCAGGGCTTTTTTATGGCAACCCCTTCACCATACGCGCAAACGCGGTCGCCTCATCTATCGTGCGCAGGATGGTATGGTCTCCGCGCCAAGTCTCTAGGAACTTCTCCTGCGGCCCTGTCAGCTTGCCCTTGATCGCCTTTATCTCGACAAGATACGATCGGCCCCCGAAGCCTATAAGAGCATCGGCAGGCAAGTCCATCGGCACGACTGACAGACCCCACGCCCGTAACTCTGCGAACAGGTCCGATTCGTTGGCATCGCGCTTCGCTTTGGCTGGCGGTCGCCTCATGTGCCGTACTCGATATGCTGGCGCGTTGGCTTGATGTATAAATAATCATTCCCGTATTGCCCGTGAAACTCAACCCGCTCAAGGTGAAACATTCGGTGGCAATCTCGGCAAAGGCTAATAGCATCTCGATCCGCCGCGCGCATCCCCATGCCCGGGAGGTTGTCATATAGCGCCCGGTCGTCAAACGGTGGGCTGTCGCGGCAGTGGTGCGCTTCGTTTGGCCCACGCCGCCTGCACCCGTTGCAGGGCATCTGGCGGACCGCGTTGAGCCATTCAGCGTCTGCCCTGCCTGCTGCAGATGATTTGATCGCCGCTGACTTCTTTGACACGCGGCGCATTGCTGTGCGCTTCATCTTTGCTCCACTCCGCGCAATTCAGGATCGGTCAGGAATACGCCTTGTTCGGCATAGTCCTGCTGCATTTGGCCCATGTATTCGTTAAGTTGTTGCACCCCCATTCGGCGCGTAAACGGCACGTCAAGAACGCGGATAGCCTTCAGCTTTGAAGGCTTATTCATGGCATCGAAAATATATCCAAAGCACGCGCCCCACTCTACATCATCGCGGGTAAGGATCGGCAGGCCGTAGGTTAGGTTGCAGTCAGCTTTCACGTCCGCTTCGGATTGCCCAAAACTGTGATGGCGCGCTATGTCTGTAAACCAGCGATGCACGAGACGGTTTTGCGCTTTGGTGCGCGCCTCGCCCTTTTCCTGCACAGTCACAACCGAGCCAACGGGGGCGGCGTCTATGAGGCCTTTTGCGTGCTGTCTTTGCAGATCGCCCGCGATTGTGACTGTGAGGGTTGCCATTACTGCACCCGCGCTTTCAACGCATCTTTGTGCGCGGCAACATCGGGGTCGTTCTGGTAGAACACGCCAAGGTTCCCCCAGCGTGTCGCAAGGGCATCCCGACCAACGGTCGCGGCTTCGGTCAGTCGGTGCATGCAGATGGCGCGTCCGTGGGCGGTGGTCATTAGTACGCCTCCTTAACCTGCCAGACGCGAACCCCGTCGATGGTGGCTGTCTTGTGGTTCCGGCGCGTGTATTCTTCAATAAACGCGGTCATGGCGTCACGGTCATTCGCGGCAATCCAGTGCAGCGCCTTCTTGTGGTCCTCAATCTCGTATTTCGTGACAGTGCGCAGACCCTTTACGGTGTCTTTGTTCGCAGCGCTTGCTGCCTTCTTGGCGTCGATTGCCTCACGTTGCAGGCGGTCAGCTTCGGCCTGTGCTTCGTAGTTGCTGGCATCGGCGTTAGCAGCCGCGACACGGGCCTCCTCTTCCTTGCGGCGGGCTTCGGCATAGGCAAGACGCTTCTCCTCTTCCTTGGCCGTTGCCAGCGCCTGCTTGAAGTCATTGACCACAGCGGCAAGCCCTTTGAGGCGGCGCTCTACGTCCTCCTCTGTGGGCTTCCAGCGGGCAATCTCGGCTTTCCATGCGTCATTGAGTGGCGCAACGGCACTTGTGCGAGCCTTTGCCAGATCAGACTTGGCAGCGCGCATGTCTTTAATCAGCGCGTCAACGGCTTTCATCTGCGCTTCGGTTTCAACCTTCGTTCCGTCCAGCCAGTTTTCAGCTTCGGAGATAGCATCGGCATAAGGTGCCAGCGCCTCATCAATCGGATCTGGTGGGTTGTTGTGCAGGCGGGCGGCAGGTGTCATATTATTCATTGGTTCGGTCCTCTCAATACGGGATTTCGTCGCCGCCCAGATCGTCGGACGGACGGGGTTGGTTTGATGCAGCGGCTTGGATTGCATCGCGGCGGGCGTTCTTCGCGGCCTCAATCTCGCCAAACAGATCGGCGCTTGCGGCCTTTACCTCGGCAATGGTGTCAAGCTCCTGCGTCCAGCGTTCTTTGAGGTCGTCCAGCGTCTCGGACATGGCCATCTTACCCTTGATCCGTTTTGTCGCGGCGGCTGCGTCAAATGTGGGGCGCTCGGCTTCACGTTTTGGCGCGGCCTGTGCAGCGGCGTTTCCATCATCATCCTCCGGTGCCAGCCCTGTCATACCCATGAGGCCATAGCGGCGCGCGTAGGTCACGGCAGACCCATAACCCTGCATATCGTTCTTCTGGACAATCAGCGGCACACGGCATTCCAGCGTTTCGCCTGTTTCACCATGGATGAGGATGGTTTTGACGTAGCTGCCTGTTTCGTCGTCATAGGGCGGCTGAATAACCGCAATGCCATGCCGATTGAGTGAAGGCATACACGCTTCAACAACGCTGGCGAGGTCGGCATATTTGCTTTTGAAATGCAGGTTGCTGGCACTCTTGAGCGCCCTGCCCATTTCAGACTGTGCGCAGGCAAGCGCAGAGGCAAGGTTCTTGTGTACTGGAGCGGCCTCTTGTGAGATTGCGTCCATTGGTGCTTTATTGTGGTCAGTCATGGTGCGAGTTCCTTTCGCGTCTTGTTTATGCTTTGGCGTCTAACGAATATCTGGCAACGTGTGCGCCGCCATCCGTTTCTACCATTGTCTTAGTGATACTGTGGCCCGATTGCTTTAGATCATAGATGCGGGCACCGAGGCGAAAGCACGAGAAGTCCCGCAGCGCGTCAATCGAGGTGATGCGGCGTCCTGCCTTTAGCGCGGCGAGGATTTGTTGCTCTTGTGTCATTCCGTAGACTCCAGCGCCGCAAGCCCGTCCGGCGTAATCGTCCAGTCCCGCTCAATCATCTGCGGCCTGTCACACGCGCAACGGATATAACCGCCGCGATACAGCGCAGACAGAACATTACCCGTCGTGTCGCGGCATGTGTGCCAGTCACCGTCTGACATGCGGGCGAGGGTGGTGCGTTGTTTGGGGGTCATACCTTATCTTTCTTTGCTATTCGCGCGGCCCAGCGTTGCATTGCCTTGCGCACTACCTGTGTGATTGTCACGTCCTGCTGTTTAGCAAGGGCGTGGTAGTGGCGGTGTTCTTCTTCCGTCACTCTGATTTGGAGCCAGTATGTTTTTTTCATGCTCCACCGTACCAATACGTCAATCAATACGCAAGCGAAAATATGTATTGACGCGGGCATTCGCACGGCGTAGGTTGATTGCAAGAAACGGGCAGACGCCTACAACGGGAGAGACACAATGACAAACCTACCGCAGAACAACACAATTTTAGACGCTGGTAACTTGGCAGAAATGCTTGGTGATGATGGGGAGTATTCCGAAACATCAGACCTGACTTCTACGCACGAGCCGGAAGCCGCTGGCATGAGTTTTCATGTGCAGATGAATGGCTACACCCTTGGGAACTTTGAAGAAATGGTCATCAGGACCGCTGCCGATTTGCTCTTGAATAGCGGCGCAAGCGATGACCGTTTGAAGAAGCTCGTAGAGGAACGGGCGATTTCACTAATAAGCGCGAAAGCTGATGCCCACCTTGATCTGGTATCAACGCAGGTCATGAATCAACCCATGATGTCAGGCGGAAAAGACGCCCTGACCGTGGCCGAATATATCGGCCTTGTGGGTCGTGATTATCTGACCACGCCAGTCGATAGAGACGGCAACCCCTCGAAAAGCTTTTATGACAAGGGTGTGCCTCGGATCGAGCGTGTTGTGGCTACTGTCATGGATAAGAAGTTCAAGGATGAAATTGCCGCTGGTTTGTCTGCACTTACCAAAGAGTTGAAGGCCATGGCTGCGGTCAAACTTGACGCGCTAATCGTCGAAGAGCGAGAGCGCGTAGCCACTGCCCTTGGTTTTGAGATCAAGAGAACACGCTAACCCCCACGCGGGGTTAGCGCCCCGCTCCACAAAGGAACAACGCAATGACCGACACCACCGCCGTCAACTCTTGCGACCTGCAGCGCATGATCCTGCTACTCGACGCAGCACAGGATGCACTGGACCAAGCCGCGCTCAGGGAAAAGATCCGCGCACACGGAAAGCAGATGCGCCAGATCACTGAGCAAAGCCGCGCAACCGCCACGCGCAAATTCGTTGCGGAAATGGCCGCAAAATACGACATTGAATTGGGGTCTTGATCATGCACCCCGCCGGATACATCCCATGCAATGAGTGCAGCGGCACGGGCAGCCCGTCAACGCATTACGACTATGTGCGCGGCAACAACCACACGCAGTTTTGCGCCAGATGCGACGGCGATGGTCGGGTGTATGTCGGGAAGTGGGCCGCAACCGTTTCGACAACAGGGGCTGCGCGCCCGCAAGGAGACTGACATGAACATTACAGAAATATCAAGACGCCTGTACGCAATAAACGATGCCTTGCTGACAAATACAGGCAAGAAAGGCGTATGGGGAGGGCTTGAGGTCATTATCCGCGACGATGTTTGCAAGGTGGATTTGCGTACAGAATACGAAACGTCAGGCAAATATCTCTTTGGCACAGGAAAGGTCGAAGCACCAGAGGCCGCGCTTGGTGACGCCGAAGCAATTGTTGCCGCCCTACCGCCTCTTCATGTCACGCGGATGAATGACCACATGGCCCGCCTCGCTGGCTGCATCGACAAGGCCCATGATGATGGGATTGCGGACGAGTTCGTAACCCCCCTGCGTATGACTGTAAAGGCCATGACGGACAACCTGCTGACAAAGGAGGCAACACAATGATCCGCGCATTTATCGGTGACGTTATCGGCGTTATATGCCTAGTAGTGATCTTCGCCGCCCTGCCGTGGATTGTCTACGGGTTAGGGGGTGTGCAGTGAGCATCATCCTAGCCCTATGGCGCATCTACCGCCGCCCTAAGCCGCCGGAGACAAGGCCATGAAAGGTAAAATTGCAGCTTGGGTGCTTGATAATATCCCATTGCCTTACTGGGCAGCCCCATATGTTTTTGGCCTGATGATAGGCCGGATGCCTCACAAGGCCCCTGATCCGGAGACAAAGCCGCCGCGCCGGAAAATCGACAACTGCATTGAGCACTTGAGCGACCTGCCGACAACCTACGCACCGGACCGCCCGACAAACAGCGGACGGGACCAGCAAATACAGGACCAGCTTGCCCGCAATGAATGGCTGTGGAACGTAGCCGGATGGATAGCCCTGCTGGCGCTTATCGCTGGCGCGGCTTGGATCACATGGGGCGCGATGCCCACACAATTTAGAGGACATTGATATGAGCCGCGCATATGAACGCAATGGATCACCGCCGATACCTGACTACTACAATGCATCAATAAATAACCCTGAATCGTGGGGGGCTTCACAATCGGTGGAATCTTTTGCACATGACCTTCGCAATACATGGTTGACCTCGTCAGAGTGGCTTTCATTTCTCCGCAGGTCTGGGTGTGATCGCCGTATCTTGATGCTTGGCAAATGGCGCAGGCCATTGCGGCCTTTTATTGACTGCACGTCTAATTCCACAGAAAAACTGAGGCATCTACCATGACCAGCTATGACAGACTAACCGCGAACCCGCCAGACGAACATCACGAGATTGGCCACGAGGAGGGCGATACGTGCGGACGATACCCCGAACCAGACGAGGACCAGCCGCGCGGGTATAGGCCCAAGCCGTGCGATGGGGTGATGATTTACTGCCAAGAGGGTGCCGAGCGATTTGAAACACACTGGACCGAGTGCGACACCTGCGGCGGGTCTGGACACTGATATGACCCAAACAACAAGCCTAGCCGCCGCGCAAAAGCGCATCATCGAACTTGAGGCACAGTTGAAGGCGGCGAGAGGCGCATTAGGGGATATATTCGACGGGGAACCTCAATGGCCGGACAAGCCAAAGAAGGAACTGAGGTGGTGCCGCAAACGCGCCAAAGAGGCATACCTATCCACAGAGGGAGAACAGACATGACAGACACAACGAAAGAGGCGGTGGAGGCCGAATTGATCCACCTGCGTGAGCGGGTTAATGCGGCGGATGCTT